CTGCGTCTGATTGCCAACGAGTCTTTGGTCGACCAGTTGTTCACCCGTTGTCTCAGCTACGTGCAAAACAAAGCTGAGATAGCTAACTGGGAAAGCATCCCGTCTAAGCCCGGCATCTCCTTGTGTGATGACGGTCTGACAATTATGGCGGGTGCATTCCAGCGGGCTTTCGACGAGTGTGGGCAACTCGAGACCTCGGACATACAGGCTTGGGATTGGTCAGTTCGGCAGTGGGAGCTCATGGCTGACGCAGACCGGCGTGCAACGTGTGCGAGTTCTGCGGGGACCCTGTTTCACGGGTTCCTGCGGGTTCAAGCGCATTGTGTGTCGAATTCGGTCTATTTGCTGCCCGACGGGCGCCTTGTAGAGGCAGACGAGGAGGGCATCCAGAATTCTGGCTCCTTCAACACCTCGTCAACCAACTGTACAGATCGGTTGTTGGTCGACGTGGTTGCGAAGTTGCTGTTGGGTGTCCCCACGGACGTCATCGCGAGGCAACTGCGGGTATCATCGGTCATGGGTGACGACTCGGTTCTCGTCTTCGTTGAGGGGGTGGCGAAGTTAATTGAGGAAATGGGCCACAAGGTGAAAGAGTCGAAGGTGTACAGCGCCCTAGCGGGCGTGTCCTTCTGCTCCCACACCTGGTTGGCTCCGGGAGTAGCGCTCCCGGAGAACAAGTTTAAGACCTTGTACCGTTTCTTCTCTCACCCCCCAGGATCCAGCCAGTACCCGGACTGGTTCGCTCAGCTGACGCATGACCTGCGTCACGATTTGGATCCTGCATCATGGTTTCCGGTGGTCTGCGCCCGAGTTGAGCGGGCAATAAAATTGTATCGGAATGGCGAAACGCAGAGCTCGCCGGGGCCCCAATCGGGGCCCGAATTCTAGTACACCATCGAGGGCGCCTGACGCCATCGTCTCCGCGGAGGTTGCTGTCTCAGGCAGCATCAATTTGTCCTTCGCGAATGGCGGGGCGTTGGGGGCGGTCCTCAACGGAAAGTCCCATTGGCGCATCCTGAACCTGGTA